ATGGGGGAACACGGCGTGTTCAGGAAGTCTGGGACGAACTCGGGAACCCACAGAATTTGTGCGGCCCGGAGCTCGGCCCAGAGGGACTGACACTCAGAGAGCGACTTCTTCACCGGTAGGGCTGACGCCCACAAGGAAAGAAGACGGTCGCGGCTCTCGGAGATCCGCTTCGCTACAACTCGTAGCGAAGGGTACTTGTCTTCCGCCTCGTCGGGTCCGAGCATTAGCTCGTACTCCCGCGATGAGCGGCTGATAAGCGATTCCCGGACCTCTTCCGGGTTCCCTATGGGAACCCAGTCAAGAGGACCGGGGGTCTCCCCGGCAGTCACGACGGCCTGGTCGAACCACCCGTCGACATCCGACGCAGCCATGCTGCGCCAGGGTGTCGGCCGGGAATCCGACCAGGCCCTCTCAAACACCGAAGGGCCACAACGGCTCCCCTGCCCAAAGAGCAGGGAGGCCAAGGCTTTCCGGTGGAGTGACGGAGCGTCGAGCTTGTCGGAGACGGCCACCAGGCCGGCTCCCCCAAACTCGCGCGGGAGATAGGGAGGGACGCCCGCCGCTGCGAACTGGTTAGGTAAACCAGGACGCAGTGTGCGGGCGACAGCGTGGACCACCCGACGAGGGTACTGAGCCGCATACGCGGTTTCAGTAACCCCCGCACTCCACCAGTCCGGCGCATTTGCGTCGGGACCGGCGGAGTCTCCCCCGAACACCAACCCCCGAAGGGGTATGGCGTTCAGTGGGAAAACGGTGGTCCATCGGTGCAGCCGGACCAGGTTCCTCGGAACCCGGATACGGTTGCGTTGCCCCCCTGTTCCCCGGCGGAGGATCTGGAAGATGGGGAAAACCCCATCCATCCAGGTCACCCGCACGCCCCGGAAGTCCCACAGGACTTCCAAGAACACGCCGCGGTCCGGAGAGACGAAGTGCTTCCCCGCAGAAAACTGGGCCCCGGACGCGAGTAATCGCGCCTCGTAGGCCCGAATTCCTGCCGGGGAAGCAACGCCAATCAGGTCGTCCCCGCATATGCGGGCCCGGCTAAATTGGCGTGGCGCAGGCCGGCCGGTACCTGGACCAAGGGGGAGAGGGTCCGTGGCTTCCGCCGCGGACCAACACCACCCATGGTACAGGTTCAGGAGCGACCATGTCGTTGGGAGACCCATTAGGATCCCCCGCGACGTCGTCGCCCGCGAACCATCCGGCCAGGTCAAATCC